AAGCAGGGGCTGCTATGCTAGCGCCGCCAGAGCTAGGGGGCTGTCTCGCAACCTAGCTAGCTAAGTCCCTGCCAGCGCTTGTGTTTTGGCGCCCACGAGCTAGCCCCCAGCTAGGGCGCCGCGTGACACTTTCGCTTCACGGGCCCCCCGAAACCGATGAAAACGATGAAACCTATCCGCCTATGAACCCAGGGATTGAGCCTTGAGTCCGTTCTACATTGAGGGGCCGTCTTGCATCAGCTTTTCCGGGGGACGGACTTCGGGGTATATGCTCTGGCGAATCCTCCAGGCGCATGGCGGTAAGCTGCCCGAGGATGTCGTGGTGTGCTTCGCAAACACCGGGAAGGAAATGCCGGAAACTCTGGACTTCGTTCAGGAGTGCAGCGAGCGTTGGGCGGTGCCGATCACTTGGCTGGAGTTCTATGCGGACAAACCGTTCGAGCCAAAAGACTCGGTTCTCGCAAATGCTTGGCGCGTAGTCGATCATCGTTCTGCGAGTAGAAATGGTGAACCATTTTCTATGTTGCTTGATAACGCATTAGTTTCCTCTATTCCAAATCCGGTTGCTCGCCAATGCACAGTGCAACTGAAGATTCGTACTATCGAGAGGTACATCAAGAAAACTATCGGGTGGGATGAATGGATATCGGTAATCGGTATTCGCGCCGACGAGCCTTATCGAGCTGCAAAACTTCGCGCAAATCCATCTGGCGGTAGAAGTGGTCAATACAGAATTGCTCCGCTCGTAGACTGCGGTGTAACTGCCGCAGAGGTTGGCGAGTTCTGGTTGCGCCAACCATTTGACCTTCGCCTGCCAAACATGGGAGGAAAGACGATGCACGGCAACTGCGACCTGTGTTTCCTGAAGGGGGCGGATCAGGTGCAATCGCTTATCCGTGAGCAGCCCGAGAGAGCCAAGTGGTGGATTCGTGCAGAGGAAAGGTCGGAGGAGATTAGGGGAAATGTTGGTTTTGTGTCGAGATTCAAAAGACCGTCCCTCCTATGCCGCGATGCACAAGATGGCGCTCGCCCAGGGTGAGATATTCGCGTTCGATGACGAGGCGCTGCAAGATTGCGCTTGCACCGATTGACATGAAGAAAATCAACCCAGGGGCGGGCGCTTGAGTTGCAGCTCGCGCCGTGGTAGTGTTCTGGGGTTGTGGTGGCCTTCTGCCCCCACAGCCCCGCGCGCACTAAGGGAAGCGAACCGCAACCGAAGCTAAAGCGAATCGCTTTCAATGGTGTACAGGCCCCGGAGCGCACTAGATCGCGCCGCGGCAGGTACAGGCACCTCGAGGGGCCACAAGCCCGCCCAGGGCACACAAGGCAACACCCCACCGTACCCACCCCCAGGCCACCCACACTACGCCCCCACACACCCACCCCCGCGGGCTCGCGCTTGCGCTACCAGGCGCGGTTGTCTACACTCCGAAACATCTCTGCAGGAATAGAAGGACATGCCCGAAACTCCACCTCGACCACCCAGCACAACAGAGGTCGCAAAAAAAGCGGTCGCCAAGGTCCTCTCTGACGCCCAGGACGAGGTCTCCAGGCTCGTAGGACCCACCTCAAAGTACACGCCAGAGATCGCGCGCCGCATCTGCGAGGCCCTCTCGGAGGGCATCCCACTCCGGCAGGTCTGCCGCCAGAAGGGGTTCCCTACCTACAGGTCAGTCTACCGGTGGATCGCAGCCGACAAGGTGCTGGCGGCACACTTCGCGCGCGCGCGACAAGTCGGGTACGACCAGATCGCCGACGAGTGCCTCGCGATTGCGGACACGCCGGTGCCCATCGAGCGGGTGACGGAGACCACGGACCCGAAGACGCAGGCGGTGGTCAGGACGGTGACCTGGGTCGATGACGTGGCAGCGCGGCGGCTGCAGGTGGAGACGCGCCTGAAGCTGCTGGCGAAGTGGTGCCCCGCGCAATACGGCGAGCGCACGATCCTTGCCGGCGACGCCGGCGCGCCCATTGCGCTCGAGGACGCGCGCTCCGGGAAGTTATGGGAACTGGTGATGGCCATGGAGTCCTCTAAGCGCACCCGGCAGGCAGAACGGAAGTGAGCGCCCACTCCCGTAACGGGAATCTATAGCGTGTCCCTCGCGGAGCTGCTGACCCCGTCGCTGGCCGCGGAGTTCGACTCCCAGAGCTCGGGTGACCGCGTGGCGTTCCTGGCGCACGCCGCCTGGGTCGCCCAGGCGCACCCCTACCAGATACCGCCCCCGCTGCAGCAGGACTACCACATCTGGATGATGCTGGCCGGCCGCGGCGCCGGCAAGACACGCGCCGCCGCCGAGGCTCTGTGGTGGTGGTGCTGGTCGGTGCCCAAGACCCGCGGGCTGGTGCTGGCCCCGACCTCGAACGACCTGAAGTTCACCTGCTTCGAGGGTCAGTCTGGCCTAATGTCGGTGATCCCCGAAGAGCTGATCGTTGACTACAACAAGCAGGACCACCAGATCAAACTGATCAACGGCTCCATCATCCGGGGCATCTCGGCCGACTCGTATGAGCGCCTGCGGGGCCCGCAGTTTCACTTCGCCTGGGCCGACGAGCTGTGCGTCTTCCAGTACCCGCGGGAGGCCTGGGACGCGATGCAACTGGGGCTGCGGCTGGGCAAGTCGCCGCGCCTGATAGTCACCACCACCCCACGCGCGCTGGACCTGCTGCTCGAGCTCCTCGAGCGCGAGGGCGATGACGTGGTGGTGGACCGGGCCACTACCTACCAGAACGCCGAGAACCTTGCGCCCACCTTCAGAAAACAGCTCGAGCAATACCGTGGCTCGAAACTTTTCCGCCAGGAGGTGCTGGGCGAGATCGTGGACCTCGAGGAGGGCAAGGTCGTCAGCCGCGATATGTTCAAGCTCTGGCCCGCCGCCAAGCCATTCCCCAAGTTCGAGTACATCGTCCAGAGTTACGACTGCGCCTTCTCAGAGAAGCAGCACAACGACCCGACCGCGATGACCACATGGGGCGTCTTTAAGCCCCTGGACGGCCCGATGTCGGTGCTCCTGATCGACTGCTGGGCCGAGCACCTAACCTTCCCGCAGCTAAAGCCCAAGGTGCTGCAAGAGTGGCGGGTCAGCTACGGTGAGGGCAAGGACGCGAAGCGCCCGGACCTGATCCTGGTCGAGGATAAGGCCGCGGGTATCTCGCTCGTGCAGGAGCTGCGCCAGATGCAACTGCCGGTCAGGCCATGGAATCCCGGGCACGCAGACAAGATGCAGCGCCTGCAGATCACGGCGTCGATCTTCGCCACCGGCCGGGTGTGGCTCCCTGAGTCCTCGGTGCGCGCCGGGTTCGTGAAGGACTGGGCTGAGGGGTTCCTGAGCCAGCTGTGCTCCTTCCCAGACTCGGAGCACGACGACTTCGTGGACAGCGCAGCGCAGGCAATCCGATACCTAAAGGACAGCGGGTGGCTGGAGATCAACACCCCGCTGCGGCACACCGATGAGGATGACCTGGCCGACCTGGTGGAGATCATGCCGAGGCGGGTCAATCCCTACGCCGCCTAGAGATGCCGGCCGGATTTCACACCCCCCTGTGGAATTTCCACACCCCCCTGTGGAGGGCGCCCAGGCGCGTGACGCAACCCATTGTCGCGAAGGGATTCCCCACAACGGGTGGGGTGTGGAGATTTCACACCCCCCTGTGGAGATTTCACACCCCCCATGCGCCCGTTAAGTAACCCCCTCCCCACCACCTCTGAAGAACCTGGGAGCGCAGGAAAGTGAGCGCACACTTCCCAAGGGGTCTACAGGGCCCGGTGCCGGTGAGCGCGCAGATCGGTGGCCTGGTGAGGGCGACCCAGAGGGTGACCAAGGGCGCCCAAAAGGTCACCGAGGAGCTCAAGGCGGCCAACAAGGCGGCCAGAGAGGTCTCGAAGATTGAGGAAGCCCTCAGGTCACAGCAGGCGCCCGCGGTGGTGACTTCCAAGAGGGCCAAGCCGGGGCAAACGGTCTCATCGCCAGAGCGGATGGCGTTCCCTGGGATTTACAAGCGCCCGGATGTGATAGCCAGGGAGGCCGCCGAGCGGGTGGTGCCAGAGTCCCCGAACCTCAAGGAGCTGTTCGGCGTGACCCGTGACGACCTCTACCAGATCGCGCGCGGCCGGGAGGGCAACCTGCCCGGAACCCTGCCAGGGCTGGCCGACAACCCTCAGGGGATGCGTGGGGGCGCCGAGCAGATCACCAACAAGCGCAACACCCAGCGGCTGCTGGACGTTAACGCCGAGGCCGAGAAATACCCCGGACTAGTTATGACGGATGCGTGGTATGTGATGGACCCGCTGTACCAGAGGATGGCGAGGGAGCTGGGGCCGGCGCGGGCCAAGCTCGAGTACGACCTGAAAAACAAGTTCATGGGAATGGCCAGCCCAGGGTCTGATGTGCTCACAGAGATTCCGCGCGGCACGGCCGCGCACTACCTGTACAAGCGCGGGCGCTTTCCCGAGTTCTTTGACCTCGCGGGAATGGGTGCGTCGGAGCGGGGCGCGAACTTTCCGCGGGACATACTGACCGTGCCGGGCCATGTATACCACAGCACCGCGCAGGCCAAGCCGATGCGGCGCTTCGTTGAGTCTGGCAAAATGGACATGACCAGCGCCAAGGTGCCAGTGTACATTGAGGCGTCTGGGGTGCCTGAGGTGGGCTTTCAGACCAAGACCCCGGTGGGCGACGCGCACTTTAGCCGAGCGGTGGGCCTTGCTGACATCCGCAAGTCCCAAGAGTTTGGCAAGAGCGCCTCGACCCCGGAGATGTACACCATTACCCCGTGGTGGCGCGAGAAGGTGGCCGGTGGACTGGGCATTGAATCGGTGCCGGCGCAGGCCCGGACATGGAATGTGTTCGCTCCGCAGACCGGTGTGACAACCCCAATCGGGGCCCCCAAACTTGAGCTGATCGCCGACAAGGTGGTTGAGACCGCCCGGCGCCTGAACATCACCCCGGAGGAGGCGCTGCAGTTGTTCATCCGTGCCGATACCTGGCTCGGGAAAAAGGCAGGCGGGGAGGTCACCGCGGCCAATGGGGGAGGGGTTGGCGCGGTCACGGCGAACCAGCCGCAGATGGAGAACTTCCGCAAGATCAGGGAGCGCCTTGAGCGGGAGTCACGCGAGCGTGCGCCGCACGGGGTCAACGTTGACGACCTGTTGCCGATGGAGGGGCGGGCGGCGTTCCTGCCGTTCCGTGATACCCCTGGGGGGCGTGAGCTCGCGTTGCCTGGAATTGCGGCCGCGGCGTGGAATGCTTTAACTGCGCCGGGGCGTGCGCTGCGCGGGGAGATGGAAAACCCGCTGGAGGAGGCTTTTAATCTGGCCGGCATGGTGATGGGCGGGGGCGGGACGCTGGGCAGGGTGCCCATCGGCCCTGGGGCATTGGGGATGAATGTGTGGCACGGGTCGCCGCACAAATTCCCGCCGGTGAAGTTGATTGAGATGCCTGACGGGACGCGGCTCTACCAGAATATGCTGGAGCGCAAGGT